CTATTTCTAGAGTGGTTGATCGTTCAGAGAATCTTTCTCCGTCCTTTTCATAGATCGGCTTACCGTATTGGTTTTTTAAGCCTGTATTTTTACCGCCGTGTTTAGTTGGCATCTAGGGCTTCTCCGTGCTGCTTTGTGCGGGACGACCTTTACAGGCTTTGCCGCCATGCGCCATTTTAGTTTTGCCATATCTTTCTTTAATTGGCATTTTCATCAATTCTTTGTGGCGATCAAACTCCTCGTTTGTTAGTTCTTTTATGTTTTTAGCAGCCAGTTTTAGTATTTCACGATCACTCCGCATCAATTACTACCTCTTTCTTTGGGGGCAGCAGGACTACACCGTGAACCGCCGTTACGTTGTGGTTGATTTGTTCCGCTTGTTTGACTCCTACGCGGTTCAGGAGGCTTTCGGCAGCTTTGAGACGTAGATCATCACCTCTTTCGGGGGCGGGATTGTCTATTGTCGCTACAAGTCTGTTGGCTGCTTTGAATGCGTTCATAGATAGCACGTCTTTTGTGCGTTCTACTATCTCATCTGCCAGTGTTTTGCGTAACCACGACGCACTACCCACAGAATACCCTGCATCTGTGGCTGCAGCGGTGATATTTCCGCCGTTTTCAAACAGTATGTCAAGAAAAAGGGACTGTTGGGTGGTTAGTTCCCGTTTTTTGGCGGGTTGTTGGGGCATCAGGTTCATTTTTACGTGGCTTCTCCAGCTTTGGTAGTGCATCGTGTGCCCGAAACAATCATAAACGGTGTTATTTCTTGTACGTTGCCTATCATCACCTCTACACGGGCCATACATTCCTCTTTTGTTTTGTACGGACCCCAGTCGTCAGTGACTACCATACATCCCTGCATGGCATTTATGTGACAAATGAGTAACATTGCTGTGTACATGGTGATCTTTCGGGAAAATGAGGAGTGTAGACCGATTCACTGTAGCCACAATCTCGTGTGTTGTGCAAATATCGCTATGAAATCGGAGAGATGTGCTAAGTCTGAATACGACCTACGCACCTATTATGGCTATGTAATACGCAAATGTCAACAAAAAAAATTTAACGCTTGACAAATCGTGAATACAACAGTACAATGGGTTTGTAACCCGCCGGGATATACCCCCAGTGTACCCGCCGACTCCCCACTGACTCCCCCAAAGCATTGTTTTTAACCATATCGGTAACTACACCCGCCACATTTGCTGTCGGGATTGCATACAAGTACTGGTACCCCCCGGGTGGCCGTAGCAACCCCCATGAGCGTTTCGCTCTCGGCAAGACCAAGGAATCCCCCGACAACAACAACCCCGCTGGATAAACCCGACACATTAACCCGCCATATACACGCGCCCGCCCATGCAAAAAACTTTCATTAACATTTTTTGATATGAGTAATTGTTTGGCCCGTGCGTTGATGCCACCAAGCGCAGCATTCCCCGAACAACCGGCCCGCCAGATTATCCCGCCAATACAAGCCGCTGATCTATTAACTGGACCCCGCGCAAAACAAAACCCCCGCCACCATTGTTGATGACGAGGGTCAAGGGAGAAAGTGCGGTATTAGCCCCCCGCACAGGGTGACCGGTTAATCGCTGGCTAGTTGTTCATCCGCTGGCTTATTCTTGGGATTGTCCGGATGATTGTAAGCTAGACGGGTTTCCATCTCAAATTCTTGACCAATGTCCAGATGGAATTCGACTTTGAACTTGTTTCCAAATGAATCTGTGCCGTGCAGTGTGAAGCAATCAAAGTCTGCAAACTTGAGGCGCTCAGCACGCAATTTTGGGGTGATATCGTTATATTTGCTTTTTGATGCGTCTATAGATACTAGCATTGGTTTGTTTCCCTTCCTGTAGGTTGTTGAGGCGGGCAACCGCGCCCGCCCCATCGTTATGGCATGATTTACGCAGACTTGGCAAGACGGTAAATCTTGATATAGCCGCCACGATTGTTGCCGGTGTTGCGCGACTGGATATCATAACCGGCCCGTTTCAAGTGCTGCAGGTAATCATAAACGGTCTGTTTCTTCACATTGAGATGACCGGCAAGAGTAGGAACCGCAATATAACCCTGTTCCAAATAGCCAAGCATCCGCCGGTGGGATTCACACAACCCAGCGTTGCGGGCCTTAGAAACAAGCCGGTTATAGTCCAGCGATTCCCCGTGCATTCCGGTGTTCATGCCGACTGCCTGAGTCTTGCCGAATTCCGCAACGGGGAAAGTCCCGTTGCGAATGGCCCGCTGGACCCGTGCGTGGATTTTCATGCGTTCGTCGGTCCGAATTGCCTCTTCAATGTCGTTGGTTAATTCGGTGAAACGATTGATCAAGTGATCAGGTAGTGTCTTTTTCATTGTCGTGTTCTTTCTGCCCAATGGGCGTTGCATCTAGCCAAAAACGGCCAGAATTACTGTGATCAATACAATGATCCACAAAAGCTTGTAGACGGTAGAAATAATCTCTTCCATCCTATGCCGCCACCCTTTCGAAAGATTGCCAAGCCGGTGAAGCCAAAACAGACCGGACCATATCCATCCGCTGCCGCTGCACGTTGTGGGTCTGAGCGGTCTTTTTCTGACCGGCTAATTCAACCCCCTTTTCATTGGTCCACCCCTTGTCGGTGTGAGTTGACCAATCTGTGAGGGCATTGTAACCGGCCCACATAGTGCTGCCCAGTTCCTCGCGTTCTTGCTGGAACCCGTGCAAAAGCCGGTTAAGCAAAGTTTCGTTTACTTGCGAACCCTGCCCCGCTGCTGCTGCTTCGGTCTTTTTCTTGCAAATTGTACCGGCCAAAACATTGGCGAAATCATCCCGCGACATAGTGGAACCGGACCACAATTGCATTTGGTCCCTGTTGTTCTGCCAGACTTCCAGCCCCATTGTGGCCTTGTTGATGACGGCTTCCGGTGCCAGATTGCGGGTGTGTTTCCGCCGCTGGTGGTAAGCTTTTTCCCCGCCGAACACCAAAGTATTTCGGCACAGATCACGATAGGCACCGCTGAATATTTGGAAAGCCCACGACATATCAACAGAATTAAATATGTCCATGCGGCATTGTACACGGTCCCCGTTTTTGCCGACATCACTCGCGAGATCGTCAAACAACACGGTTCGGTGGGCCTTTAATCCGCCATCATACAGACGATCAATGACCCGTACCTTATCGGTGGGCAGTTCTGAATCCCGCAACATTTCAGCCTGTTTTGCAAACAAGAGATCGTGGGGGACCAGATTGTAAGATTTACCGATAGGGCGGGTGTCGAGTAGTTCCCCGCTGGCGGCATTGATTAGGGCGGAGTAGTTCGGTAGAGACTGACAGTCGATCAGTTCTGAACCATCCTCATTAGTGTGGCCGGTTGGGACCATCGCTTCTAGCGGAACCCTCCGGACCTTTCCCCGTTCCCGAAACAATCCGATATCATCCAGCCGGTTGTGTTCAAAAACATCGTTGGTTTTTTGTGTTACAATATCGAGTGGCATGGCTGCCCCCTTTCATGGTTGTTGCGCTGCCGGACAGCCCGACAGCAAGTGAATCATGGCACAGTATTTGCACAAGTTGAACCCCTGAGCCAAAATTAATTGAAAAAGTTGACCGGCTGGCCCCGCGACTCGCCACCAATCCGATCATCCCGTCACCCCGCCCCCGAAAGAAACAAAAAAAGCGGAAACATCCAGACAATCCCCAATTTAGTTTGAAGAAATGCGCTGACAATATTTTGAAGAAATGCGCTGACATTATTTGATCCCGTACCGATCCCGCCACACCCGCCAAGTAATGGCCTGTAGTTGATAGGGCATGATGTCGATCTGTTGCGCGGCATCCTTGTAAGCATCCTGCAGCCCACGATATTCACGGACGCCAATATTGGTCCGGTCATCGGTCAATCCAATCCGCTCATTATAGGCAATGTTTCGTGCGTGGCCGTCGATTGTCACGTTGAATTCGCCCATGATGTCACAGAAAAAGGACGTTATCTTCTGCCCCTTGAGCATAGTTTTTGCCCCGTCATAATCAGGTTTAACCGCAAGAATGCCCCAAGCCTTGCTTTTCATAGCGTGGTAAGTTGACACTTTCACCGAATCAATACCATCGCCGCGAATAAACGCACCGATTAAAGCATCAGCATTTTTGACATTACGCGCCCATTTATTATTTGGGGACAACGCAGAAACAACCGCAACAACGATATACACCGGCACGTCATATTTTATGCCGATATCATATGCCGCATCGTAGGCGTTAGCATACCATGCCATGCCACCGGCTATCTGTTCCGGTGTGGCGTCTAGATAGCAGTGGGTAATGTTGCTGATCATTTTTGGTTGGGATAATTTTGTTGGGCGTTTCATGGCGTGACCTCAATATTCGCTGTCGTCTCAATCCAGACCTTAGCACCACAAGATAGTGGCTTGTCCGGTGAATAAACAACAGTAGATTCACCAAGTATCTTGACAGCGTGACAGTAGATATTGTCGCGGCTGGTCTTAACAGTGATAACGGGGTCGTTCTTATCGTTTCGCGCATTGCTGCGGATTACGTGCTGATTTATGTGTATTCGTTTTTTCATGGTGGTAGTTCCTTGTTGTTGTGTAAAACAAGACTATGGATAATATCCGGTGTGGTCAAGCTGAATTATTCGCCCACCCGTTTTTTTAAGATAACACACGGAACACAGCACGGTCTGTTCGACGTGGATCGTGGCCGGTTCGCCGCACCGCTCACAAGTTATGCCAGCGTCATCCTTTTGGGGATCGACGCTGACAATATTTTGGCTGACAATATTTGACGCTGACATTATTTTGCCTGACTAAAATCGGGGCAACCACAGGGTGCCATCCTTTACGGCTGACAAAAGGGCTGACAATTCTTTGCGTTCACGCTGACAATCTTTGCCGTGCCATTCTTTGTCGCTGACAATTTTGCGTAAACGGCTGACATTATTGCTGACATTATACAGGCGCGGGTCTACATCGTTTGTTGGGTACTCAATCGGTCGATACATTTGTCATCCTCTTGGGTTCTAGCGTAAATCCTAACACATTGTAACACGCCTCAAGGTCGGTGATTCGCGGTACTGTTCGCGTCCGCCAATCTTTGAGCGTGTTTTTGTTTATGCCAGTACGCTCTGCCATGTCAAGCACTCCGATTTTTTGATAGTGCATCTGTTCGAACAACCCCCGAACCCACGGATTACAGCGTTCAGGGATTGTTACTTTTGTGTAGCGTTCTCGCATCAGCTAATACCAAAGTGGAATTCAAACTGTTGGTCACCCAAGTCGAGTTCGGCCCGTGTCTTGTTGTATATCTCTATGCAAGACTCGCCGTGCTTTTCTGTCCACTCTTCACGGGTCATCTCCAATGCGTCTTCTTGCATTTCAATGTGCCAATCGCTCATCTTACCCATCGTTCTCTCCTCTGACCAATTTCATGTCCCCCCTCACGTCATGTGCTTTGTTCTCTAGAAGGTCAATAATCTCATCGGCAAAGTCATCATCAGTGCTTTTAAACCAGTCAGCCCAGTGTTCTAGGGAGTGGACAAATGCCGCCCGATTTTCCTCTTTCTTTTCTTTGAGGTGTATGTTCCACGAAGACATGTTGTCACTGTCCCACACTACATGAACAGCGTCTTCATGTGCCGCGTCATAGTCGTTACCCTCACACTCAAACGTGTACTCAACACACACTGTGGCTTGCCATAGCTTGCTCATCACCCATCCCCTCGCATATTAAACTGATAGCCAAACCTTTCCATAAGCACTTCAAGTTCCTGCAATTCATAGGCTGATACATACTTGATGCCGCCGTTGTCTGGATAGAGGGCCACTTCCAGCACTTCCCTTAGTTGCTTGTACAGCCCCCACGCAACTGCTATTTGTTCCTCTGACAAGTGGGACATAGCGTCTTGCCGTGCTGCTCTTTCCTTTGCACGTTCTTTTTCCCAGTGTGCTTCACGTTCTGCATAGGTCATGTCTTTTGTTTGTTTAGCTTTTGCCATTTGTTTAACCCTTCCGGTTTGTTTCAATACATAAGCCATATCGGTAATCAGTGTGGGTGTCAACACAAAAAAGAACGGGGCCAAGAAATTAATCTCAGCCCCGCTCCCCACAACAACGAAAGGTACCCCCTACGAACTACCAACCTCGTAAGGAATGCCTAGTTTTACCAGCACAGGTCTGTACCTGTCAAGCCACTTTTTGCATTCTTGTTCACTTTTTCCGACAAAGACAGTGACAAGGCGTAGATAGTCCACACGTTGTTTGCGTTTGACAAGATCACGGCTTGTCTCTCCAATACGGACGGACGACACTGGAGCAACAACCTCCCACCGCCACCGGTTGACAATCTCTATCTCAAGAGGCTTGGTCTTCAGGTTATTTTTCATCACGCACTCCTATGGGAAAACAAACCAGCTTTTCGTTTGGGGTGACAGCATCCCAGTCACGGATGGTCTTCTCGTAGTAACACTCAGCCATGTGATTGTATTTGTCTATCACGTCTACAGTTATCTCACCATCACTGATCATCAGAAATATCAGAATCCATTTCATCGTCAAGTGCCTCCAAGTAAATGTCGATAGCTTCTCTCATCAGATCGGACACAGCTAACTGTTCCCTTGATTTCTTTTGCAGACGTTCAGAGTGTTCAGCTAGTCTGTCATACTGTTTGACTGACATTAACAGACTGTATGTTTTTGATGGTTCATCTATCTTCGCTGGTCTT